TTAATAGAAGATGAAGACAATAAACATTAAGGGTAAAGAGTATGTAACTGTGAATGAGAGGCTGATTTATTTCAGAACCAACAAGAAGTATGAGGATTGGCAAATCCACGAGGATGTAATCTCTGTTGACTCAGAGGGTGGTATCTTCAAGGTAACAATCTGTGACCATAACGGAGTTGTTAGAGCCCAGGCTCATGCTCAGGAGGACAGAAACTCAAGCTACATTAACAAGACAAGCTTCCTTGAGAACGGATTCACGTCTGCTCTTGGTCGTGCTCTTGGGTATTTAGGTATTGGAGTTGATGCCTCAATCGCGTCAGCTGATGAGGTTGATATGGCAATCAAAAAACAGGAGCTTCCTGAGAAGATATCCTTAGCTATTGGAGATGGTAATTGGAACAAGGTAATCACCTATGTTCAATCCAATAAATCTCAGGGTACTACAAAGCTAATGAAGGCATTGCGCACAAAGTATGTGATACCAAGAGATGTTGAGAAGGAAATCAATAGCGCAATATCTTGAGTGCAAAGGATATAGAACTTCTTAAGGACGATAAGCATTACTACGGAGAGTTGGGTAGAAAGTATCTATCTAACTCTGACGTGGGTGCTCTTCTCCATAACCCTAAGAAGTTTCAACAATCAGGAGAGGAAACGAAGGCAATGATTGAGGGTAGGTATTTCCATACGGCTATGCTTGAACCCGAGAAGCTTGATAACTTTGAATTCATAGACACATCAAGCAGAAACACAAAGGCATACAAGGGGCTTGATAAGCTTGTGCTTCTTCAGAAAGAGAAGGAGTGGCTTGACCAGCTTGTTGATACCATGAAATCAAACCTTCACTTTTACGACCTCATATACAATGAGGGTAACCAATATGAAATCCCTGGACTCGCAGAGATTGGGGGTGTTATGTGGAAAGGAAAGGCAGACGTGCTCACGAGTGAGTATATCGTAGACCTTAAAACAACGAGCTCGCTATCTGATTTTCGTAGGTCATGTTACAAGTACAACTATGATTCTCAGGCTTATATATATAAGTGTATCTTTGGCAAGCCAATGATGTTCTTGGTTATTGATAAGACCACACTGAACATGGGTATATTTGAATCATCTGAAGACTTTGTCCAAAGTGGAAAGGATAAAGTAACAAGAGCCCTTAAAGTATACAACACGTTCTTTGCACCTGGGAGTCAGGAGGACATTACTAATTATTTTAAATATGAAGTACTTTAAAAACTTGTTTCAGAAGAAACAAAAAGAGGAGCGTTTTTGGATTTCTATACCGAAATACGTAAATTCGCCTGATGAATATGATGAGTTTATGATTAACACCATAGACTTTATTCATCAAAATGTTAACATTAATTCTAAATATAATCATTATGTCTAATAAAACACAAAAGGTTTTCGCTGATGGATTTGTCTTTAAGCGAAGAGACAACGCACCTGAGTGGGTGGTTGGTAATATCAGCGTTAAAGTAGAAGATGCTGTAAAGTTTCTTAACAACAACGCTAAGAATGGCTGGGTAAATCTAAATGTAAACAGAGCCCAATCAGGTAACACTTATATCGAGCTCGATACATTCGAGCCAAAGAAGACAGGCAATAACAATACAAAAGAAAACAATCAGGTCGAACAAGACCTGCCTTTGTCCTTCTAATCTCGATGGGGGTACGTAATGTGCCCCCTTTTTTTCTTTAATCTATGTTGATTTTTGTCTTTCCTATTTATATATATATATTTTAGTTTATTAATTTATTTTTTTTGTATATCTAAGGGGAAAAACCAACATATTAACATAGATTATTCATTATCAATGAGTTAGCAAAATAAAATCAACATTAGAATGGACAAAAGCAACATGATTACTATATTTCGCAACATCAAAGAGACATCTACACCTTTTTACAGGTCTATAGATTTCATACTTGATAGGATAAAGAATGGTTCTTCTAAAGAACTTGTAAAGGAGATACGCTCACAGAGAGATAAAGAGTTTAGGAACAAACTAAAGCAGAATCTACCTGCGATTTGTTTCTCAGGTAAGTTTAGCAAGAGGTCTGATGAATCTATACTTGAGCACAGCGGACTTATATGCTTGGACTTTGATGGTTACAAGACAAAGAAGGATATGATTGAGGAGAAGGAAAGGATATCAAAGAATAAATATACATTCTCTGTGTTTGTTTCACCCTCAGGATTGGGATTGAAGGTACTTGTCAAGATACCACAAGACCACGACAATCACAAGGCATACTTCAAGTCGCTTCAGACACACTACGGCTCTGAATATTTTGATACCACATCAAAGAATATATCCAGGGTGTGCTATGAATCATACGACCCTTTGATTTATGTGAACAAGAACTCAATCACATGGGATAAGATTGAGGAACACGAGTACAGGCCTGTAGATAAGTACTCCTCAAGGCCAACGATACCAATCACAGATGAGAATAAAGTTGTAGATATTCTTATGAAGTGGTGGACTAAGAAGTACGGACTTGTGGATGGAGAGAGAAACAACAACGTGTACATACTCGCTGCTGCGTTCAATGACTACGGAATAAATAAGTCTTTGGCTCAGTACATTATGGACAGGTTTGCTTCAAGTGACTTTCCACAGCAAGAGATTAAGCAGACGATTGACTCTGCATATTCACAGACACAGAACTTTGGTTCTAAGTATTACGAAGACGAGGACAAGATTACTTCTATACGGCAGAAGATTAAGCGTGGTGTATCAAAGAAAGAGATTAAGCACCAGCTTGTTGAGAGTGGTAACATAGAGGAGTTTGTTGTTGACTCTGTAATCAATCAGATTGAGAACGAGTCGAGCCGAAAGTTCTGGACTAAATCAGACAAGGGTGTAATCAATGTGGTTCACATCCTGTTCAAGGAGTTCCTTGAGGATAACGGATTCTACAAGTATTCTCCTGAGGGTAGCAAGAACTTTATATTTGTTCGTGTAACAAACAACCTTATCGACCACACGTCTGAAGAGGAGATAAAGGACTTTGTTCTTGGGTATTTAATGGAGCTTGACGACCTCTCGATATACAACTTCTTTGCAGACAAGACAAGATACTTCAAGGAAGACTTCCTGTCTATGCTTGCGCCTGTAGATGTATACTTTATTGAGGACCAAAGAGACTCTTCGTATTTGTATTACAAAAACTGTGCGGTAAAAGTCACCAAGAAAAAGGTAGAGGTTATAGATTACGTTGACCTTGATGGATTTGTTTGGAAAGACCAGGTGATTGACAGGGACTTCGATAGATGTGAGGTCACAGATTGTGATTTCAAGAAGTTCATATCAAACATATCAGGCTCAGAAGATTCAAGAGTTAGGTCTATGGAAAGTACTATAGGGTATCTACTACAAGGCCACAAGAACTTGTCTTACTGTCCTGCCGTTATACTTAATGATGAGGTTATCAGTGATGACCCACAGGGAGGAACAGGTAAGGGGATACTTGTTAACGCTATATCTCAAATGAAGAAGCTTGTTACTATTGACGGAAAGTCTTTCAACTTTGAGAGGTCTTTTGCATATCAGTTAGTATCAGCGGACACGCAGACGCTTTGCTTTGATGACGTGAAGAAACACTTTGACTTTGAGAGGTTGTTCTCTGTTGTAACAGAAGGTCTTGCGCTTGAGAAGAAGAACAAGGACGCAATCAAGATACCGTTTAGCAAATCTCCAAAGATAATAATTACAACTAACTATGCTATCAAGGGTAAAGGCAACTCGTTTGAGCGTAGGAAATGGGAGCTTGAACTGAAGCAACACTATAGCAAAGACCACACACCTCTCCAAGAGTTTGGAAGGCTATTGTTTTCTGATTGGGATGAGGAAGAGTGGTGTAGATTTGACAACTACATGGTGTCTAACTTACAGCTTTACCTTGAGCAAGGACTGATTAAGAGTTCATTTGTTAACCTCAAGATTAGAAAGCTGTCGGCAGAAACATCACACGACTTCATTGAATGGTGCGGTCTTATTGATGGCAACCCTGTAACGGATAAGCTTGTCAAGAACACTCAGATTTATCTGAATGATTTATACAATGACTTCATTACAGACAATCCTGATTATGCTCCTAAAGCCAAGATGACCATATCAAGAACAAGGTTCTACAAATGGATTACATCTTACGCTATATTTAGAACAGGCGGTGAGCCTATTCAGGGCCGAGACATGCAAGGTAAATGGATTAAAATGATAGACAAAAATGGGAAGAAAGAAAAAGTTAGTGAGCCCGTTGAAGCCAACGAAGAGTTTTTATTCTGACCTGAAGTGGTGTATTGATAATGATTGGCAGGTATATATAGTCCCTACAATAGCAAAGTTCTGTAGGATAGCTATCCGTAAGGGTGGAATAACAACAGAAGGTAAGGACTATAAGTACATTGATGGAGTAAGACATACAAGCCAAGAGTTTCTTGGTGATATTGAATATAAAACGCAGGCTGAAGCTCAGTTTGCGTTACCTGAAGTTTATAAAAAGATAAGAAAGAGATATGAATGAAGAGTTTTTTGAAAACAATATACAGTTTGCTATGCTAAATTCATATGATGTTATAGTAAACAAGATACCTGTAGAGGACATACTTGCAACCACAATGCCTTTCATTGCTCACAATCCATTTGCTGAGCCAAGGAAGGAAGACCTATTGGGTATGCTTGAATACTTTGAAGAGGAGGAAGATTACGAGAAATGCATAAGAATAAAGGAGATTATAGATGACATTTAGAGATTATCAGAAGGACATAATAGACAAGGGAACTGAAGTTATACGTCAGTATAAATTCCTATATCTATCCATGGAAGTTAGGACAGGCAAAACGCTTACAGCCATGGGTATTGCACAAAAGCTTGGCGTAAAAAAGATGCTGTTCATAACCAAGAAGAAAGCCATAAGCAGTATTGAAAGTGATTACGATATGCTATCACCAGGCTTTGAGATTATAGTTATAAACTATGAGAGTCTTCACAAGATTGATACTGTTGGTGTTGACTTTATTGTTTGTGATGAGGCTCACTCAATGGGTGCGTTTCCAAAACCAAGCAAGAGGGCTAAGCAAGTCAAGGAGATTGTGAGTGTTAGGAGACCATATGTAGTTCTCTTATCGGGAACTCCTACTCCTGAATCATACAGTCAGATGTATCATCAGGTGTATGGTATACCAACCAATCCGTTTGCTGAGTACAAAAACTTCTACAGATTTGCAGATGACCATGTCCGTGTGACTACAAGAAGGATAAACGGATTCATGACCAATGACTACTCAAAAGGACGTGACAGTATAATACAGGTGATGCAGAAGTACACCATATCATACTCACAGAAAGAGGCAGGCTTTAAGTCAAGCATAAAGGAGGAGATTATGAGAGTGCGCATGAATCCTGTAACATACTCCATGTGCAACAGGCTGAAGAAAACATTTGTGCTTGAGGGCAATGAGGAAGTTGTGCTTGCGGATACACAGGTAAAGCTTATGCAAAAGCTTCATCAGATGTACTCCGGTACTGTGAAGTTTGAGAGCGGAAACTCAATGGTGTTTGACAAAAGCAAGGCTGAGTTTATATACTCTACTTTTGAAGGTAAGAAAATAGGAATATTTTATAAGTTTAAGGAAGAGCTAAACGCAATCAAGGAAGTCTTTGGGGAGGATGTTGTCACAGAACTTGACGACTTCAATAACACAGACTGCAAAGCTATAGCGCTTCAGATTGTTAGCGGACGTGAAGGCATCAGCCTTCGCAATGCTGATTACATTGTCTATTATAATATAGACTTCTCAGCTACAAGCTATTGGCAGAGTAGAGACAGGATGACAACAAAAGACAGGGCGCACAACAAAGTGTATTGGATATTCTCTGAGAACGGAATAGAGGATAAGATATACAGGGCCGTATGTAAGAAGAAAGATTATACAGTAAGACACTTTAAAAAAGATTTATTATCATTATGAGAAAAGTAGGAAGTTTAGAAGTAACAAGGTATTCATTCGAGATAATTGACAATGAACCTAAGATTGTGGTATCAATGGTAAAAGTTTTAGATACTGATGGAAAGTATATTAAATTTGCAAAGCTAAAAGAGGTAGAGCCATACCTTTCTATGTACCCTATATCTTTTGCAAAAAAATGATTTGTTAAGTTTGTAAGGTGACTGAACAGCAGATACAAAAGAAAAGAATAGACCAGCTTGAGGCCGATGGATGGTATGTGATTAAGCTAATCAAGACCAACAAGAATGGTATACCTGACCTCGTTGCTATCAAGAAGGATGACGTTTTGTTTGTTGAAGTTAAAAAACCTAACGGAGTTGTGTCTAAGTTACAGGAATATAGATTAAAGGAATTAGAAAAATATGGGATTAAAACAGAGATATATAGAGGTTGAAACATTTCAATTCGACCATGACTTTATAGATAAGTTGGCTGATACATTCAGCACACCAGAGTCCTTGAGAGTCACAAAAAAGATAGATACCATGTACAAGATGAGGCTTTTGGCTGACTCTAAATACACATTCGGAGGTGTTATATCAAGAAAAAACAGTAAAGATAAGTTTTTTTCAATTGATGTTATTACCTTTGAGGATAACGAGGTTGGCCTCGTGGATGTAAACGAAATAGAATTAGATAATTATTTAGAACTTATAAACAATGGACAATACTTTGAGAATATCGAGCAACACTTTGAAAAACCTAATCAACAAGAGGCTGAAACTCGACATATTTAGTTCAACAAGAAAGAGAGAAGCTGTGGAGGGAAGGAATATATATACCTCTATATGTTTTCACTATTTAAAAATGAGGCCAAGTTCTATCTCAAGAACAATGAGAAAAAACCACGCAACGATTCTTCATTCTATAAAGCGTACTGATGAGTGGTATGAGGTGGACGATGAGTTTAAAAAGAAGTATGATGAGATACTTAGGGTTGCAAGCAAGATGAATACACTTGGCGAAAAACAAACCAAAAAGGAACACGACCTTAAGGTTGACTCTATAGCCAAGACACTGATTGTATCTGAGTTAGAAGAAAAAATAAAAGAGTTAGAAAAAGAGAACGATAACATAAGAGAGAAATACCAGAAGCTACTCTTCAAGAAAACATTTATAGATGATTTCGATATACCTGACGAACATGTTGAAGCTGTAAAGCAGAGAATATCTATGTATATTGAGTCACTTAAATGGAAGGGCAGCGGATACAACGGTAAGATTTATAATTCAACTGATAATACATCACAACAAACATACTAAAATGAGTTACGGATACGAAGACATAGATAAGATAGTAGATTTTAAAACCTGGAAAACCAAAAAGAAGATTGACGAGCTGTTTAGAATTGACAGTTACATGTACACAAACCTTGGAACTGACTCTACAAAAGCAGAAAAAGAAAAGGTTAAAAGGAAATCAAAAGCCATATACAAAGCTATATCAAAGATAAACCCTAAGCTTGCTAAGGAGTTGATTTATCACATGGATGAATAAATGTTTTGTTTTTTAAAATATTTGTAATAGCTTTGGTGTAAAATAAATATTTTGTCAATTAAGAGGTCTAATTTTAACGGATTGAATTACATAAACATGCTGATGGACGTTATCTATGATGACGTTACAGACATATACGAATCCCTTATGGATGAAGACTTCGATGCTATGAATGAGACTATAGATAATCTTATAGCCTTATTAAAAGAGACAAAAGATATTCATCAAGATGAGACCAACAGATTATAGACCGAGACTTAGAGGAAACAAAAAAGCAGCCTTCGAAAATTTAACCAAACAAGAAAGAAGAATCCTCGTTATAGGGGATATACACGCACCGTTTAACTTAGACGGATACCTTGACTTTTGCAAGGAGACATACGCAAAATACAATTGCAATCAGGTAGTATTTATTGGAGATATAATAGACAACCACTACGCATCATATCACGAGACCGACCCTGATGGTTTGGGTGGAGGTGAAGAGCTTCAGTCCGCAATAGATGAGATTGCTTATTGGTATGATGAGTTTCCTAAAGCTGATGTTATTATCGGAAACCACGACAGGATGATTATGCGTAAAGCACAGACATCAGCTATACCCAAAGCATGGATTCGTGAGTATAAAGATGTTCTTGAAGTTTCTAATTGGAACTTTGTAGAGCGTGTTATATATGATGATGTTCAGTATATTCATGGAGAAGGAGGGACGGCAAGAACAAGGGCTAAGAACGACATGATGTCCACAGTACAGGGGCACATACATACTCAGGCTTATACCGAATGGATGGTTGGAAGAAACTTTAAGGTGTTCGGTATGCAGGTTGGATGCGGAATAGATAGCAACTCATATGCAGCAGCATACGCTAAGCACTTCAAGAAGCAAGCTATCGGGTGTGGAGTTGTTATCGGTGGTCACACAGCAATCAATTGTTTAATGGAACTGTAATGAAAGAACAAGATTTAATAGCATTAGGCTTTAACAGGAATGATGTAACATCGGAAGAAAGCGGTTCTCCTAACGATTGGTATTATTACACCTATGACTTTACAGAACAATTGTCTTTAATAAGCATCGATAGCGAGGAGGCGGAAGATAAGGGTTGGTATGTAGAGTTTTGCGATGTACAAAACGAGATACGATTTACCAACATAAGAGAACTTGCAAAGTTAATTACAATAATAGAAAATGCTAAGATTTGTAACAAACAGGAATAATGGCAGATATAACAATGTGTACAGGAGAGGGATGCATGGTGGATGTGAATACTATATAAACCATAATTATGAAACTAAAAACAGGTAGATACCACAGTCAATTAGGCATAGGTTTAACTTACACATATTTTAATGGTATATATAAGTCTATTGTACTCGACTTAGTGTTCTTTTATATTGAGTTAGTTATTAAAGATTATCCTGATAAACATGTGGAATAAGAATAGTACATGCGATATTATAAAAACTGCAGAAGACAGAAAAAAAATGCCTGTGTATTCAGGGGTTATTAAGTATTTCCCTGACGCTATACTTGAGCTTTCCAAGGTTTCTTATGTGGGAAACCAGCAACACAATCCTGACAAACCTCTTCACTGGGATAGAAGTAAATCGGGAGACGAGCTTGATGCTCTTGCAAGACATCTGATAGATGCGGGAACAATAGACACAGATGGCATACGCCATTCAGCTAAAGTAGCCTGGAGGGCATTAGCCAATCTTCAAAAAGAAATAGAGAATGAATAAGGATTACACAAAGTTAATAGCTTGGTTATTAATAGGTAGCATTACACTTCTTGTTTGGGGTATAATATATAGCCTTTTAAACTAATATTATGGAAGAAAAAATAAAAGATTTGATTGACGCAATCAATAATGAGAAGACGAAATTAGAGCCTAACTTTGATACAATAAGAATGTTACAGCAATCATTGGACGATTTGCTTAATGATAAATAATTTGACCATGAGGAACAGAGTAGAGCTACTGCTCGCAATATTTTTTTCGGGGTGTTTTTGGTATTTAATTTACAGCTGGTTTGTAAAATAGAAAGTAAAGTGTTACTTTTGAAAACTCATAATTCCATTTTTATAAAAGGCCGTGATTAGGGTAGCTATTTAGCTGCCCTTTTCCTTTTCTATTTGGTCAAGCATTTTCTGTATAGCTTTCTCCTGCTCAGTCATGTCTTTCTTTGCCGGTGTTTTTGACTTAGCTTTTTTATTATCTTTTGGCCCTTCAATAATATAATCGCTATATCCTAACAGCTTAAGTATTGTTTCTTGTGCTCCATCAGTTTCTCCCGTAACAACATCTGCCCAATTTTTACCGAGCTTAGACAATGTAGATGCGGGTATACCTGTTAACATTAAGCTTTGCTGAATAAGTTTTTCTGTATACTTATCTCTTGTCTCTTGCTTCTTAGATGTTACAGCTTTGTTTGCGTCAGAAAATATTTCCTGAGGAACGCTTATGATTGGAAGTGTTTGAACTCTACCAGCCCAAGGTTTACCTTGAATATAATCAGCAATAGTAGATATCAATCCACCCACTATAAAGAAAGCGTTAAGGTTTCCAAGAATAGCAGCTCTGATTAAATCCTCCTTATCTTCTTTTTCAAATCCTGACAAAATACCCGGTAAACCAAGAGTAACGTATTGGAATACAACAGGAAGCCATACATGATATACAAACAATGTTCTAAGGTTTTCTTTAAAAGTACCCTTAGATGGCATGCCACGCATCTTTCTGTAAAGATTTCTAATTGCTGAATTTTCTTTACGCTGATACTGCTTAGGTGTGGTTAAGAATAAGTTGAAGGCTCTGGACAATGGGTCTCCTGTTTGGAACAAATCCTTTGATGCTATATCAGAAGACTGCTGAGCCTTGTCTGTTTCTCTTTCAAACTTTCTTATTGCATACTTAACAACCTCATCCTCAGATGCGTTAGGATTCTTAGACTTGTATTGGTCTTTATGATATAAGTAGTTTGGAGCACCACCTAAAAGTATAGCTCCTTTATCACCTTGCTTCACAAGATACATCAATATATCCGCCCAGCTCTTACCTTTTATCGGAGACATCTTAGCTACTTCGCCTGTATTATATGCCTCTAAAACATTTTTGATGCTTGTTGAATACCTGTCGTTAAGATAAACAGAGTTGTCAAGTATTTCTTTTGTGACAGATTTTATATTAGGCATAGCCTTGGCTGCATATTTAGTCCAATTTCTAAACCCTATATCAGAAGCATAAGCTGTTGTTGATGTAAGCTGTTTAATTGCTACTGTAGGATTAACTCCAAGTCGAGATAATACGAATGTATCGTTCATTATGTTTATAATACGAACCTGATTGCCCTTCATTGAGCCTCTGTTGGCTATCTTCTGTAGCTTGTCCTGTAAAAGATTGTATACATCAGGCCCAGAGGTAGCCTCTATAGCAAGCTTGACATCTGAGTTTCCTACAAGAGTATTTATATCTTTTAGGTTTTCAGCATAAGCCCTAAAAAACTCCATGTCGTTTAGATAAGATACAAGCATATCCATTCCATCAACAGCCTGTATAGGTCTTTTGTTTTTTACACGAGCCTTAGTTGAGGCTCCTCCTATTGATGCTTTATACACGGCAGGATTAGCCATAAGGTCTAAGTTCTCAAGTGTATCTCCGTCCCTATACAATCTACCTGCGTACTTTCTGTTCCAAGGAAGATTGGTTTTGTATATCTTTCTATACACCTGATTATAATCATTGTATAGCCTTGGGAATAATACATTCACCTGATAATCAGCAAACTCCTTAAGCCTTGGGTCAAGCTTTTGGTTTAACTGTTCCATAACCTCAGCATATTTAGAGCCAAACGCAGACTCAAACCCTGGATGGTTTGCCTCATCTTTATACTGATTGTATAGGTACATCATCTTGTTCTGGCTGATAGGTACTTCTGTATCCTCATCAATGTTAAGAACCTCTGTCTCTTTTGAGAACGGCTTAATTATTTTAGCGTATCTTTTACCGAATATCTCCTCAAGTTTATCACCAAGCTCTTGCTTAAGCTCAAGATTTCTTTTTTTGTACTCATTACGAGAGTCAAATTCTTTTTCAGATATTAACTCCTGAAGAGCTCCTCCCATATAATCACCTGTTGATTTGGATATAATATCTATAAGACCATCGAGGTCTTCATTTGACGCTATAAAAGTATTTATACTTCTAACTAATTTTAAGGATGATTCACGCTCTCTTTTCTTAGCTCTAAGGATTGCGTTGTTTTTAATTTTTTCATCCATTACAGCCTTTCTATCGGCCTCATTCTCTATACCATCGACATCTGTAAACGGCATACCTGTAATATCCTCAAAGCCTCTTGAGATAATTTCTTTTTTACGGGCAGATTCTTCTGCAAGCTCCTCAGCTCTTTCAGTTCTACCCTGCTCAATGATTCTTGCAAGGTTAAGGTTTACCCTCATAAGGTTGTGAAGCTTAGAAGGATTGGAATCATCCATCTGCATTGCTTCATTATACATAAGAGCTGTTTCAAGATTTACAATCTCCTCGATATCCTGCTGAGTTAAATCTGTTTTGGTTTGTAGCTCATTAATTGCATCTACAAGGGCTTGATTCTTTGTTTCGACATCCTCAGATACCATGTTTTCTGCAATTGCTTTGATTCTCTCGTTAGCTTCTGGAGATATCTTAACGCCCACACGTCTTCCTGATTGTATTCTCTCGTACTTTCCTTTAAGTATGTTAGCTATACGAGCTGCGGATAAGTCAGCTTTTTTCTTGTAGATAAAATCAATTACCTGCTCTGTTGCAGACTCTAAATCGTTTGGAGTTTTGGCGTTAGTAACAAGGCTAACCATTTTTGTAACCTCAGCTTTTCCATACTCAGCTCTTGGAAGATTTTTTCTTATAAAAGTTCTGATGTCAGACTTAATCTTTTGTAATCCTTTGGCGCTTGAGTCTTTTATTCTCTGCTTGATTACTCTAATCTCATCACGATTAGACAGCTGTGTTACAAGCTGACCCTCATACTCAAGCTCTTCAAGCTTTGGAGACCTTTTCAGCCTTCTGCCTAAGCTTCTCTGGAACTCACGAACAAGTGCATCAGCTGTAATATCGTCCTGTGCTTTGAAATCCTTTTGCTTCTGTAGGTATGTGATGGCTTTATCAATCGCATTGTCTATATTTTCTTTTGTTCTTGACTTGCCCACCTGTTTCTGTGCGTATTTGTAAATCTTCTCATATAAAGGAAGGCCAACTTTGATACCCCCCTCTACATTTCTGAATGAAGCAGGCAGATTTTTTAGCGAATCTACAGGAAGATTTAACGCTTCATTAATTTCAGTAGCAGTGAAGCCTCTCTTCTTAAGGAATGATTTTATTACATTGTCCTTAAAATTGAGGTCTCTTGCCTTGTTAATTATATCGTAGATATTCTCCTCTGCTTTTTGAAAGGCTACCTCGATATCATTCTTGCCCTTTATCTTGGCTTTGCTTATCTCTTGTCCTCCAAGTATATCAGCTAAAGCACCGTCAATAAACTCAGCAAGCGTTAGGTTTTCAATCTGCTCTTGGGTTAAACCACGCAAGCTCTTGAATTTTTCTTTAACATATTTCCAAAGCGCAACAAGCCATTCTTGAAACTTGCTTCTCTGAGCTGCGTCAGTTATCTCCTGCCCTCTGTTCCCAATGAGTATCGAAAGAGCTTCTTTACGAGCAGCAAGCGTGTCGCCTAATTCTTTTTTTGCTGTCTCTAAAGCCTTAGTACCTTCAACAAGTTTTATACCACGGTTAAATAACGCTGGGTTACTCTCCTCAATAAAATCAGTCCATATGTGGCCCATCTCGTGTATCGGAGTGTTGAAGCTTTCAAAGTCAGGGTTTAGGTATATGTCTCCGTTTGTTGTAAGGCCATACACAACCTCTCCATCCTTAATGTATTTTCTAACACTATCAGATTCCATAACTGTCTGCCATGTATCCGGGTCTGTGTAGAAGTTTGTAGATGGGAATGATAACGACAAGAACCCTGTGAGCTTAGATAAGTCACTCTGATTCAGGTTCATAACCATTCCTCTAAATATAAAGTCAGTAAGTCCTAACTGAACAGGAATATTTTGGCTTATTTCTATACCTACTTTAGTCTCTTTTCCTGCAGCTTCCTTACCTATAATGCCTTTAACTACATTGGCGTATGCTTTTGGGTATAAGTCTTTTAGAGCCGCGCTTTCCTCTACAACACCTAAGAATTCACCCTTAATAGCTCCCTTGTAATTTGGGTGATTGCCCTCAACAACTCCACCATTCTCGCTAATATCAACAGAAGTTATAGCCATAACATGCCTTTTGGGTACGTTCTTATGAGCCGGTTCTGTAATAATATCAGCAATGTAAGCTACGTTTGTAAGCTCATTTTTACCTTCAACTCCCTCTAATAATTCCTTTGGGACTGCTTTCCTTGGCTTAATTAATCTTGGCAGAGGTTTACCCGCTTCGTTAATACTTCCGTTTGTTATTCTTTTTATTATATACGGCCTTGCGTCAACGTTTAGCTGAGGTATAAGCTCTATAGCTTCAATAATATTTTTCTTACCCTTAATAATATTTAAAAACTCAGTATATGCGGCAACCTCTTTTTGTGTATTAGAATCCTGCTTGTCTTTCTTATTATTAACTTGAGTCTTAAGGTCTTGCCTTAAAACTGTCATGGCTTTTGTTTGATTCTTTTTAGGTAGCGTTGATACATTGTCAACAAGAACTCTATACAGGGCCTCATTAGACAGTATACTATCCTGAGACATTTTTACCACCTGAACAAGAACATGATTGTTTGGTATTCTACCATCGGCCCATGCTTTTTTATATGCCTCCGGATTTTTTTCGTAAGCCCTTTTTGCTGCGGTTAAAAATTCACCGCCTTTTTTTGTGTCTTTATATGTCCAACCTAAACCTTCATTTCCTTCTGTGAAGCTATAGAACATACCACCTTTTAGGTTGTCAATAGTATTACCGGTGTATGGGTTTTCTACATTTCCAGAAACAAGCTGGTCAGATATTGTGCTAACCATAGGGATGCCGTTGTAATCCTCAATCCTTACAGTAGGTATCTCATCAGCAATAATACCATCACGTTCTGTGACACCCTCTACGGATATGGCTACACGCTCTTCAGGGTTAGGAACAACAACGCCCTCATTGATTATCTCAAGGTTGTTCATCTCCTCAACCAATTGCTCAGAAGCTTCCTGAGTTTCAATAGCTGATGTTTGTCCTTTTAAAAACTTAACCTCCTCATCACGAAGCGCTCTCTCTAAATCCTCTAGCTCATCCACTTCAGCTTCTGGAGCTACCTCTTCTTCTGGAGCTACCTCTTCTTCGATACCAAGCTCAGCTCTTTGTCTTTCGGATAATCTTTCACGCATCTTAGGATTCATCACATCATCTAAAGCGATGTCCTCAGAGCCTGTTACATCTCCAACAACATTTGATATGTATTCCTCATTGGTCAGTGTATTATCCGGAGATAACGTTTCTCTTTGATATACACCACCTTGCTCATTTTTATATAGAATATCCCTGCTACCATCAAGACGTGTTGTAACCTCAATGGTATTAGTAGTGTCGTCATCTGCTTTCGCTGTATATATTGTTTTTGATTTAGGTATCTGTGAGTCTGTTAACCTCTCTTCTTCGACCTCTTCTTCAGGAGCGACCCGTACTTCTGCTTCCACTTCTTGTACAGCTTCGGCTGGTTCAACATCAGGTATATCTCTTGCTTCTCGCTTTTGAATGGCATCGTCTAAATTTTTAAATATTAACTCTTTTCTTCTTGCAGTAACCTGCTCAGATGTTGGCTCTGTAACACCCTCATCCACAAGTGATTGAGTGGCTTGCTCTTCTGTTACATCAAAATCTGAAAAATCAGTCTTATACTGATAGTAAAGCTTTCTTGCTTCGTTAAATGTCTCGTCAGCAGTTATCTCCCATGAGGTTTCAGGGTCTTTCTCAGCTTGTAATTTTTTAGTTGCTTCCTCAGTAAACTGTAGCTTAGACTCAGAGCTTAGCTGGTCAAACTCAATAGTAGACTGTATCCGGGCTTTTATGTTAGACATCTTAGAGTCAATCTCTGAATGGAATACAGGGTCTGTATTTTTCTTTTGCTGTTCTAAATCATATAGCTCAGCCATATCAGACATCATAACAGATGCAGCCTGAGGGCTTGTGGATTTAGGCATCCTGCCTATAGTTGTTCTGTACACATTAATATCAGACAATAATTTATCTGCCTGAGATTGTGTGTATAACCCTTTAGAAACCTGTGAGTTAACAAGCTCCATTGTTTTGTCCTGGTCCTGAGATAAAAAAGCTAAAGACTCCATCTTAGCTATAGAGCCGTCCTTAAATAAGCTGTATGTATCCGTGCTGATATCTATACCAGCTGGCAACATTCCTCCTGCTAAAAAAGAAAGTATACTTGTATTGATGAAATCATCCATTGTAATGGTATCATCAAGTATTTTTCTTCCTGCTTCTTTATTTATATCAGGATTAATAACAAACTTCTCACCTGCTTGCTGAACATTTTCTTGAACTAATTCCTTAAATCCTTCAAGACCATAAGTCCCTAAGTTTCTTCTTGCGTTGCCTATAACATCAAGGAAACCTTTTTTACCTGTTTTTAGATACTCTCTAACCGCTTTTTTGGTTATCTCTTTGGTTGGCTCTCCTAATATCTTATCTGTAATCCTTGTTCTTGCAGCTATCGGAGCTGTAACAGCATACAAAAGACCCATCTGCTGAGCTCCTAAAGATGATAACTCCTCAGCCTCTTTATCGGATAGCCCGTTCTTTTTTGCTTCAACGTAAATATCCCTAAGACCTCTTGAATATCCCAAGGTACTCTGAGCTATGATAGATGATGCTAAACTTTTCTTTATTGGTATTTTAGCGAGCGCATTAGAGGCTACTCTGGTAGGAGCTGTCAGCTTAGCTGCGCTTCCAACTATTTTACCCCCGCCTACAAAAGCAGCCTGATAAGCTACCTGCCATCCTATGTCACCCATAACATTAGCAAGATTAGAGGCCATGCCAAAACCGCTCATCGTTTGTCCTGTTTGGTTTGACCTACTTGCTTTTGAGTATATCTCAGATGCTTTTTTACTGTCTAAAAGATTTGTTGCATTTAAAAGTTTTACAGCATCATAAATCTGACCCCTTTCATCTACAATATATTCTACCCCATCAACAAATACCCTTTTTCCGGAAGCGTATCCATAGGTTGCATCATAAGGGTCAAATATTTTATCCTGAATAGATTGAGCTCTTAATGCATCAGCTATGTTATCAGCTCCTATCATGTCATAAAAAGCAACGGATGTTGCTCCTACTCCCTTTTCAAATCCTTCCCATCCTTTTTTAAGGCCTTGTTTTATTTTGTATCCACCGTTTAGATTGTCATCCTGATACCTTTTTACAAGCTCTTGGTTTTCAGCTTCCTGTTCTTTTAACTTTTCAGTAAGAAGAAGCATCTCATCACCTATGTATGATTTTAATTTTTCCTGATTTACTTTCAGTCTTGGAGTTTCTTCTTTTGATAAAGACGTTGCAATTCCTGCGTTTTGTTTTTGCTTATTATAGTAAACGTCTCCGTATTCCTGTGAAAGCTTTGACGTTAAAAAAGCATCAATAGCGCTATACCTGTCGAAGTCATACGCTAATCCAGGGTCTTGGCTTGTTCCATATTTGTTTTCATACAACCCTCTTTGCGCTTTATCTCTAATCTCTTCAAGCCTTCCTGAGTCTATCATAAACTCCTTAAACTCCTCGATATCAAGACCTTCAATCTGTGATAGTTTTTCTCTTGAGAATATGGAATCAATAAGACCTTGGTCATCATAGAACCCTTCGTTTCTTCGCTGTATTCTTTGAAGTGTTTCGTCTTCTCTTTCCCTGTCTTTAATGGCCATCTCCTCTGGACTCATGTAGGAGTACTCAGCTATGTCCTCATTAATCTGCTGACTAATTGGCTTTGGCTTTGCCTCAACAATCGGAGGAGCTGTTTCTACCGCAGCTGTAGTTTCAACCACAACCTCTGGAGGAGCCATCTCTCTTGCAGCAATTCTTTCTTTCTCCTGTCTTTGTAGCTCAACAACATTCTCCTTTGAGTCCTTTAGTTCTTCGTTAAAATCAGATATTTTCTGTGCGCTTTCAGACCAAGCAGCCTTAAAATCAGCATTGCTAACAGCATCTGCAGTTATAATACCCTCGTTTAGGGATAAATTGTAAAGCGCATCCTGCTGAGATTCATCAGCTACCCTGAACTGTTCTAAGCTAATGTCGCTAGTCAACAACCCTTGCTCTAGCATTAGATTATATAGCTGCTGAAGTTTATCCATGAACTATTAATTAAGTTTTATTATTCTCCAAAAATTTGATTCCCTTTAGGCTTGTCACCCTTGGGTTTAACTTCACTAAGCTCTTGCGATTTAGACCATAGGTCTCTAATGAAATTATCCACTGCTCTTGTGATATCTATATTCGGTTGTTTAATGTTAAAGGTAATGTCTTCAACCCCCGGTATTTCAGATGATAAAGTTATTTTTCTATCTTTAGATATAAATCCGCTTGATGTTGGCTCGACCTTAAAGTTAGAGCCGGGCAGTCTATTCTCAATCAATGTGTTTACAGAAGACTCTAAGGCATTTAATCTGTCACTACCTGTTGTATCTGATGCCAACACAATTCCCAGTTCATCTGTAACTGTTTTAGGCTTAGGCACCGGAGCTTTCACATCAAATGAAGTTGCAGCTCGCCTAGCGGGTGTCTCTCTTACAATTTCTTCAATATCAGCTATATCCGCTATACCTGAAGCGTTCATTGCAGATTCAGCCAGCTCATTTGCTGTCTTTCTAATAGGATTACCATCCTTATCTCTAGCTAAATTACCATCAGGAGTTCTTCTAAATAAGTCTACAGGAGCAAGCAATCTTCCGTCAGTTGTAGTAATTCTAACCTTGGCATCTGCTTCCTGCCCTGCAATTATATCATCAAATTTAATAGAAGATATTCCGATGTCTTTTCTGTTTATAAGGTCAGTCTGAGCACCTGAATCACCAGCCATTGCTCTAACAAACAAATCAAAAGTACCCTTGGTTTCTCTACCTTTAGCAAACCTTGCTCTTGACTCAGCTGTTTCGCCAATACCCCTTTCAATTCTCATGTCAAAAGCATTGCCTACAACATCCTTTGCAGCCTGTCTTTGTTTCTCTGTAAGGCTTGCCTGAATGATTGAGTTGCCATCGTATTCAAGAACAATAAAGTTTTCATCTCCTTTTTTAGAAGCATCTGTGGTTAGCTTATAATTACCACTTGAACTATCAACAAGAATACTCGCCATAGCTCTATCGTTTCCAGCAATAGCATCTATTGTTTCTGTTCTAAACTTTTGGAATCCTTCTCTTGCGGTGGGGTCTTGGATTTTGTATCCTGTAGTAGACCCTATAAACTCATACTTAGCTATCTCTGGCGTGTATTGGTCTAAGCTCCCTTGTATGTCGACTCTGTCAAACTGAGAGTTTTGCTTGTTGTTTATAGTAAGCACGTCACGTATGCTACCCTGAACTAACTGACCGTCTTCACCCTTCTGCCCGTGGTATACTCTTAATGATACAGGGTCTGTATAAAACATACTTGTCTGTAAATCAAGAAGCCCACCATGCTGCTCGGCCATAAACAATGCTATCTGTGATTGTGAAGGCGGTTTACCGTCTTTAGACTTTTGCCCTTCTAATATCTCCTCATACTTTGTGTTCCAGGTTTCTAAGTTTTTCTTAATCTCAGCTGTCCCGTCTTGCAAATTTTGGTATGCTTTCTTGTACTCGTTATATGTCAGGTTTCCAGACTTCAACTGTCTGTTTAATTCAAACAAAGATTTCTTTGAGTTGTCTGCAAAGTCGTAAAAAATATTATTAGCCGTCTGGCTTCTGGTCTCCTGATACTGACCGAGTTTATTGATGGTTTCTCTGGTAGAATCCTCAAGCTCCTGTCTTTTTTCTTGTTTTTCCTTTTTATTAGCAGCAAGAGTATCACTTAAATCCTTAGCTATAGTAGCGTAATCGACAAAAGTATTATCTCTTTTATATCCTAAGTAACTTGGCATCCTTTATTATGTTTTATTTAAACAGACCACCTAAAAAGTCTGGTATACTTCCCAAAAATCCACCAACTTTTGTTTCTCCGAAAGGTTTTCTATTTGCCCTCCTTTGAGTTTTTGCTAAACCGCGAGCTGTTGTTGGAATAAAATTAAATCCTTGAGCCCCCTCTCCAACAGCTCCGTCATCTCCGTCCGGATAAAGTTCCTCATCTGGGTCGAACTTAGTTGCTTCTCCTATTGCTCCTGTTAAAGAGGTAAACGCTGATGTAGTCATGGCGTCTGCCGTAGCCCTTGCTTCCGCAGCTGCAATCTGAGCGCCTTCAGCAGCTCTTTCTCTTAATTCAGCTTCAGCAAGCTCACCTCTAACTCTCTGCTGTTCAGCAAGATTACCAAGACCAATAAGAGCTTTTTCCTTCATGGCGGTAAGCCCCTCGTACCCTTGAACAGCTGCAGCCTGAATACGTGGAATAGCAGCAACACCTCGTGGCCCAGCTTCTCTTGCGGCTTCTACCGCCTCTCTTGTTGCTCTTTCAATATTTTCTTGTTGAATCTGATATTGTCTCATCGGAAGCTCAAGGTCTAAAACTTTAGATTTTTCAATCGCCCTAAAAGCTTTTTCAGCGTCAATTTGAGCTTGTCTTGTGGCCTGCTCTGCAAGCCTTCTTTGTTTCGCTGCTCCGAAAAGGTTAGCTGCAGTTCCTACAAAAGATGTAATAAGTGATACTGACATATGTATACTATTTTTGCAAAGATAATAAATATTAAGGAAAGCTCTTGAAAATGCTTGAACCTACAGAGAATATCTCCGTTGGCGTAGTAAGTGAATTCGTGAGCTCAAATTCCATAAAATAACCCCTAAGCCCATAAGACTCAGCGACACTGTTTTTAACGTACAATATAAAGTCACCATCAACAGGAACACTTCCCCCTGTAATTGATGTGTCTATAGTCATAACGTTATTAGATACACTTTTTATTTCTCCCAAAAGAACAAGAGTACCTGAGTTGTTTTTATAAGCTAAATCACCAACACTAATCATGGTGCTAAACTTAAATCCGCTTGGGAATGTAAGCGTCGTAGCCGTAGGCGTTGTAGCATCAACAGTTGTAACAGTTCCTATACCGCTGACATTTCTAAGATTAGCATCTACAGTCGTTTCATTTGAGCGAATAAAAGCATACTGACGACCCTCTTTTTCCTCAAAGTAAGATGACGATATAGAGCCCGATGACAGGTTTGTCGTGGCTGTAACCCCCCAGGCATCATCACCTTCTATCTCTATGGTCTTGAATAACTTAACGGTTGTAGGCTCAACATTAAACACACCTTTTATTGTGCTATTGTATTGCACACCATAGAAATTGTTCCTGGTCTCGTTAGTATTGTGCCTGTACAAATTACCATTCTTAAATGAATAAAAATAATTATTCATACCTATCATGTAGTCGGGTATATAAGAATAGAATGATGGCCATCCTTTTGCTCCTTCGCTAAATGTTAATGTTTTACTCGCCATAATTAAAAGCATAAATATAAAGTTAACACATTTCCTGAGCCGTCAATTTTAGCATAAATAATTGTTGGAAACCCTGGCTTTCTAATTGCTATCCATTTATTGTTTCCGTTATATGCAGTTGTAAGCGCTGCGTCTGTGTACATAACATCACCCCTTTGTAAGAAAGGATATGAATCGCTCTTATACAAAGAAGATGAAAACGTTGCAGTAGAACAGTTCGAAGAGTCAGGACTGTCATATTGAATTGGGTCAATGTCAAACTCATAACTATTTGATGCACATGAAGCACACACTGTGTTTCCGTTTAACTGTTTATCAGAACCAACCGTCTCTACTTCCCTATACGAACCACCTGATGATTGGTTGTCAGCATAATATCCATCTACAGCCTCTGTAATTAAATCAGCATCCGTATAAATCATACTCGCTAAATCAAAAGATGTTGCATCTAAATAGTATGTTCCAGAAACACCTGAACAACAAGCGGTTGTTTCAGAAGAGGCGTCAAAGTATAATGTTTGCTGATTCGAGTATCTTAAATCCCACACTATATAAAGGTAGTCATCGTCACTTGGATTTGTGTATGTAAACGTGGACCTATAAGTTCCGTCAGTAGGATTTGTTATAGTAGCTGTTGTGTTTAAGAGTGGTATCAATGTATCTAAATCATCCTCATCATACTGAGTATTAGAAACTAAATACTTAAATGAATGTTTAGATGTATCGAAACTAAAGCTATCATCCTCAAGAAGGTCAAGCGTTACAGTAGACCCCTCAACAGGGATTGCTCCTGAAGACTCAAGACCTGTAACGGTGTCAAATATAGACACACCCCTAACACCAACTGTGTCAGATTCCAATAAAACAGACCTGTTAAAGTCAGGGCTATCGGTAGTTCCGTCAGACCATCTTTGTCTTATATTAACTGTTTGATTTGCGTACTCGTTAGCATTAAGCACAATATAAACCACGTTTATGGTCTCAGCCTGCACACAGTTAAACGTTATTGTATAATTAGCACATCCCATATTATTCACATATATCTTCTATAGCTTGTTGTATTGCGGTAGAGTCAAAGCTATTTGTTCTCACACCACCTGTTATATCGGCAGTATCCTGATAAGCATTAAATGTATCGCCAGAAACGGTTCCTATTACACTAACGGCTATTCCGTTAAGGTTACATATAGAGGCTATTCTTCTCATTTCATCAGCATCGGCTTCTTCGTATGTATCGGAGTCACCACCAGGCAAGTTGTCTGTATAAATAATAACCATTTTATTTACATCATTTCTAAATATACCGGCTATATCATGCTCAACAATTCTGCTAAATCCTATATCAGAAGGCTCAGGGCCACTAACGCCGCTACCAAGAGGCAATCCATAACTCCAATCTTCCCCAGACACAAATATATCAGCATCAAGAGTAAGCTCTGTTTCGCTATCTACAGATACAACAGCCGCCGATGTGGCATCAGTTGTGTTGTATATTACGTCTCCCGTAGTAATATTATCTGAAATAAATGTCGCTGCAGAATCAACAAGTTTATTGACAATTGTGCCAGTTGCAGTACCCGTAAGAGGGAATTCAATTGCGGGTCCTGAATTCATCTCATTTACTTTTCTTTTGAATGAATCTCCATTGCTTGTTGACATCACCTCGAGTGTAGTAATTCCTTGTTTAAATGGAGGGTTTGTTTCCTGAATGTATCTTTGCGCCGCTGGAAGTGATGTATAAGCTGGATTAGATATGTATCTAAAATCATCGCCTGGTGGCGCGTATGTAGTATCTACCTCATCAAAAATAACAAGTCCTAATCTATAATCACCGCCAGATTCAGTTACAATGGTATCTACTATAGTAGATATTTGGTCTTTTACGGTGTTTATTTGATCACCCATACTTCCTGTATAGTCAACCAGGAATACAACATCCATACCTGTGTTACACGGAGCAACAGAGCCTCCTTCACAGGACATTCTTACTGTTGCTGTATTTGGATATGTTTTACTTTTAGCAAATGACTCGCTACCCGTTCCGCTAACTATAGAGTTGATAACGGTAGAGCCATCCCATTCCACAGTCATAACGGCTTGTTGGTCTGCATCTATTTCATAATCAATATCTACAGTTCCTATAACAGGCTCAAACGTAACCTCATATACATCGCTTGTAACAAGGTCTGTTCTTGACAATGAAGAGTCACACTCAACATCATACACGGGCTCAACAACGGATGCCTCTGAATTGTAGCTAAGAACATACTCATCCATGTAGGGGTCGTAAGCGCCAAGCTTTAATGTACTAAATTCATCTATGAATGTATCTCTAAAGAAAGAACGCATACCAAGTTCTGATATTGATATAAGGCTATCATTTTTATAACTTCCACCTTTCAGCATTAGGACCTCACCTCTTTTTGCGTCTGTAAAGAAAACGTTGTTATCGTAATGAGCAAAGCTTGATGGGTCAAGTGATATACCATTTTCATCTGGACGAGCTATCTGAGTTCCAAGAACTTCGGGTACAGATGCGATACTTCCGCCTCCAACTGAATCTGATAATAGATTTTTACCCTGCAACACATAGGATATCTTATCCTCTTGAAGCGTCAATAAGTCTGTTTCTCTTGCGTGTAGTACGCCTATCTCCCCAAAAGATTGCTCAAGGTCTTTGTAATTGGCCAACGCCAAGTTAAACTGATTGAGCTTATTGAGGTTTGTTTCTGCATTGAATACACCTGAATAGGTAATTGACGCAAATCTATGGGCCTCCTTGTAGTCTTGCTCCGATACCGCTGATGTTTGCTGACCAATAAGTACTGTATCTCCAGCAAGCTTGTCCTCTACCTTAAAACTTTCAACACCGTTTCCAAAACAATACGAATCAAAAAAGCTTAATGTCGATATCGCTGGCTGAGAAGCTGTTTGATTTTGAGTTCCTCCTTGATGATAACCATTTGTTATATCATAAACCTCATTTGATAAATAATATATATCATTGTCTATGGCTAATGGCTTAGTTTCAAAAACATACAATCCAGACGACTTAACTATAGTTACAACTATATTTGCCACCGTAACTTGATAAGCATCTCCAGAAAAACAAAACGAATCTGGTGCAACTGCTCTCATAAACAATTCCCCGGTTGATGTGTCTTTAACAAAATCAATAGAAGCTTGACATGTTGATGGGTCGGCATTTAACGGCCTTGCTTCTTTAAGGTAGCGACAGGGGCTTGTTGAGGAATCAAATGTAACAAGAGAATCTGAATCTATAATTGTAAAACACCCTCCACCTGCGGCTTCATCGGAATATATAAAGTCTTCATTTATGTTTAAATTCTGACCCTGATACATCGCATGGAAATCATCCCAATCACGTTCTGCAATATATACTTTATCTAAACGAGCATTACATCCTGCTGCAGTAAGAAATTGAACCTCAACTCTAACCTGACTGCCCACGGGTATGCTAACCGGAGTGAATGGTAAAGAGGCACCGGACTCGCTTTCTTGAGAAAGAACAGCCCTGCTATACCCCCTATACCTACCTTGTCTTAATCTCATTGAGCAAAGCTTACTCATTTGATAACTGCCATTGTATAGCGTTGGAGAAGTAAAAGTAACTAACTCCTCATCTGAATCAACAGAAAAATTAGTAGCTTTAATCTTCATGTATATGCCAGCTGGTTGTATTATCGAAGCTCCGCTATCAATTGGATTTAAAAAATTAGTTTCTTGTGCTTTTATTTCAAGAACTGTGGTTTCTATAAGTCTATTTGTAGCACCTGCTGAATCTGATTTAACTATTAAAGTAGCCCCCTCTTCAACCTTTCTTGAGTTTTCTCCATCAAGTAAAAAATAAACAAAACCTTGCTTTTCAAAAACCAATAAACTGTATATGGTTTCATAACCACCATATGTTGGCTTAATAGCCATTCTATAATTAGTAGCCCAATATGGAGCAGGACTATTGATTGTTGTTTTTATTTTGTTTTGCTTAGTCATAAAAGACGAATCAACAAAAACACTATTATTTTCATCAGTAAACACTGTGCTTTGTCTTCCGTATTCATCATTATAAACAATTCCAACAGCGTAATCTCTATTACTGTGTAGTGTCTCAAACCCTCCAGGGCTTCTAAAAGACATACTTACATCGCTTACAGTAAAATATTCGTATATATCAGGGTCTGTAGCGTGTGTATATTTGGCTGCATTAATAACGAGACTTGAAACATTATTTCCATACATACCAAATGGGAAGCCCTCATCTACTCCATCAACTCCCGTTCCTTCTAATGAGTATCCGCTTGGCAGTGCGCTTACAGATAAAGAAGAATTAAACAAGTCAGTAAGAGTTCCACCGTCTTCAGCATCAGCTATTGGCCTTATAGTAGCGTCAGTACCTATCGCATTGGCAAAGTCACTTGAATAAACTAAATCAGATATGTTTTCGTAATCCTGTGATAACTCAAAAGAAATCCCAATAGTTATTGGGCTTTGAAAATCTGTTGGAGCTGTGCCTGTAGTTGTGTAGCTTTCATGAGAAAGAACTAAGTCTAATGTAACTATAGAGCCTTTTGAAAAAGACTTACCTTCAGTTGAAATAAAGTCTTCAAAATCAAATCTAACCCCGGAATCAACAGGGAAGTATAAAGGATTAGCAGGGTCTATGCTATATGCAGCATTAAATTTTTCATCATCAATTCCAAAATCAAAAACCTCACTCGAAACACGCTCTACATCATAGTCAACACTTAACGACTGGCCATTTTCTGTAATCTCCATGTTGTATCCATCAACATAGTTTCCATACATAAGTCTGTTACCCATAACTGTCTGAGCCTGAGCAAATCTCGGAACGTTATCATATAGCCTAAACAATTCCTCTTGAGGGAGTAAAGTATATATTTTACTATTGTCAAATGATGTTGTATAGATAGTACCATTAGATATTCCGAGGTCTTCTTTTTTAAAGTTATCTATAACATATACTGTATTAGAGTCACTTCTTTTAAAACATAGTTGAATCTCTTTTACCCTTTTGTCACCAGAATTAAATCCAACGTTTGCAACGTTGTTAATGTTTAACATTCCAGAATTAGAGTATTCAATAATATCTATTCCAAATGATTGAGGTATAAAAGCAGCATCACTAAAGGGAGATAATGCGCTATACTCTCCATCAAGATACCTCCATCTGTATGCAAAAGTTATAAACTTATCTTCAAGATAGTTTCCTTTTTTTGTTATAGTTGACGTTGCAACTGTTGGAGCTGATAATGGCGGCTTTACAATTACAGATATATCATCCTCTTCAAGTCTATCAACACCTGATAATGGTGTTAAGTAGCTTCTTTTTGTGTTTATTTTTCTTGGAGGATTGTAGTTGTCTGTAAAAAATAAAAGGTCTTCAACCATATCAATCGAGTTGATTAGGTGTTCCTCACTAAAGTTTAAAACAGATACACTAACCACATGCTCTATCAGGGTCTGCGTATTGGTATTGTATGATACTATCATGTCTACATTAGAGCTTGTAACAAACCAATAAATAGTTTCTCTAGCCCCGTCCTCATAAGCTCCTATACACTTGGCATTTAAAAGAGGCTCTCCGTTATATTCAAGAGAAACCAAGAGCTCGTTACCTTTTGTGTTCTCAACAGCTCCAATCTCTGTGTCCTCTGTAGAGCCAGCCCTAACGTTAAGAGCGTCAATGTATTCACCCTGAGGCAATACACGCTCATCAACGGACTTGTTCATGATGCCCTTTAGAAATGTAGTTTTTGTAATCATATTACTTTATCCACTTGTTTTGACCCCTAAGATTCATAAGTAACCTGCCAGGGTGAAGGTTGCTGATTCGTAACTTTGCGTTTCTATACATAGCCGTCTTCTCCTTCTGCGCTCTTCTTACAATATATTCCTGAACGCCAAGCTTAGTGCTGAGTATCATGTATTTTATGTATGCGTATATAAACTCCTCAGCTAATTTATTCACAACAACATCCGCATCATTACCTTTCTCAAGACCATCAGATATATACTCTATAACAACTTCTTTGCCTGACATTTCAGAGCTGAAATTAATAACGCCTGAGCGATTATCTATCCTGAATGTAGGGTTGATGTTAGCCGTCTCTGTATTAAGGCCGTAGCGAGCTCCTATTACTCTTTCAAAGTACCATCTGTCGCCATCACGATAACCCTCCTGTCCGTTCATGACGCTTTGACCAAGGTATATGCTTCTTTCAAGCCCCTTAATTCTATCATAATCAACCTGAGACATTCCCTCAAGTATACCGCCGTCCTCATCAAACAAAACCTTAGCCTCGTGGTCTTGTAAATAACTTCTTGAATAGTTTGTCTGAACATTTTCCACAAGAGGTCTTAGCTCTCCGTTTTCATAAAGTGATATTCTAACATAGTTTACATAATCACTTGGAAGCACAAGCCTAATCTGGTCATCAAGAGATTGCTGAAGAACTTTTACCTCACGCATAGCATCATAGTTGAGCTCCTGAATACCCCTCTTTGCATGAAACAAAACCTTATACCTATCTATATTATTGATTAGCTCATGGTTACCAACATACATAAGCATAAAGTTATTTACGATGTCTGCAAGAGTAATGTACTGATATGAACCCCAGTTCTCATCACCTTGTCCTAAGCCATCGTTTTCATAATATTTGTAGTCAGATATATAAGCCATCTTATTGTTCTTGTTGTTGTTCTTTTAATTCTTCATTGCTTCCAAAGCTAACAAGGTCTCCTTCTCTAATTGATACCCCTGCATACTGTAATATCTTCATTACAATAGAAGGCTCATCAGATTTAGGTAATTCAAAATCCTTATAGTCAACAGCTGTACCATCAAACACAGGCTCACCACCTGTTATTTCCACCCAAGTCCACTTAGGGTCTTCAGGGTATCTAATATACTGAGCGCTAACATCAGTAGCTCCTGTAATGGTATCGGGGTATACGCTAATAATATTACCGTTTAAAACATACGCTGGATATGTTGTGCTTGGTGCTGTAAGCATAGAGTTTGTAAGCATAATAATCTTAGCCTGGCTAACTCTTTCAACCTCAGCAGTTCCATACATAATCCTGTTCATTAAGTAGTAGTCGTCAGGAAGGTTGTATGTGTTGTCTACAGCTTGAGTCAATGTAGCTACAGTAGAAAAAGAATCAATAACTTCCTCAAGACCTTTAGTAATATCAGCATACCCTGTACCTGATTGTCTTAAGTTTTCTTTTCTGATTTGTGCGTTATACTGATAAAAATAATCCTCAAACAAATCAAGCTGCGCCTGTTTTGCGTACAGGTTGAAATCGTTTGGAGATATGTATCCGAAGTTGTTCTTGTTAGCTATAGCCAACACTGTTGTTCTTACAGAATCTATCATCGTGAAAATTTACACAAAGATAAGCAAAAAAAGAAAGGCCTCTAAAAATAGAGACCTTCACGCAAACAGAAAGCATAACGAGTATTACTCGTCAGTATCTTCAACTTTACTCTTAAGGATTTTCATTACCTCAATACCCTCATCTGTTTGGAAGTAAGAAGCAAGCATATATGCTGGGTCTTCTCCAAAGGGAACTGTCATAATCTTTTTCTTGTTAGACTTAAGATTGTAGTAAATATCGCGCTTGTTGTTTTTAAGAGTTACAACTTTTTCATCAAACAACTTATGAGTAAGATTGTGTAGCTGAAGCATAGGGTCATTAAGAGCCTCTAAAAATTCAACAGGATTGTTTTTAGCAAACACACGAACATCTCGCTTCATCTCAGCGCTTGTCATCTTGTCAATATTTTGACCTAACAAAACACGAGTTAATGTTTCTAACATTTCTACAGGTAAATCACGAGCTTGCAGTTGAGCCTCAAGCTGATAATCTAAAGTTTCTACCTCATCAGCAGCGTCTTTTTCGTTATCAATCTCAACAAATAAACTACCAAATCCAGGATGGTATGCTAAAAACTCCTGAAGAACAGGATTGGTTTTTGGAACATATAAAAGCCCGTCTTCAAAAATAATAGGCTCAAGAATGGCGTTGCCATCTTGCTCGTCTAAAAAAGGTGTTTTTTGGTTTCGGGCATATCGAAGTTCTCTGTTAATTTGCCCATCAAAATAAAGAAGCGGTTTTCTCCTTGAGCTTTTTGTCTGAATCATATAACTCAGAGGAGTAATTTTTCTTTTTAATCTGTAAACTTTGTCCGTAAGGACGGCTTGTTTTTTTGCCATTTGAATATAATTTTAATTAAAGTTAAAAAAAAGGGGGAGAGAAATCCCTCCCCCTATTTAAATTAGTCTTCGAATAAGAAGAAGTTGTTAGCACCAAGAACACAAAGTGCACGCTCAGACAAGTAGTTAACTTGCATTGCATCAAGGTCGCTTGTAGCAGCACCTCCAGCAGAGCCTGTAATCCATGTTTTGTACTTACGGTCTTCAGTTTCAGAAGCACGATAACGAACGTGTAGGAATGGACGCTTAGCGTTTTTACCAAGTACTTGGTCATAAACGGTAGTAGAACCAGCGGGTACAAGTACACCGTTTACAGCTCCACCAACAACTCCACCTCGCATAGTAGCATCGTTCAAGTATTTCCAGTCAGACTTATAGAAGTCATATCCTCTACGGAATCCTGTAAATCCAAGGTTCAATGCCATATCAGTATCGTTATCAAACAATCCGTAAGATACACCACCAGCAGCATTGCTTGATTGAGCAGCCAACATATCGTCAATATCAAAGCTCAACTGACGGTCAACGAAAAGAACATTCTCCTCGATAGCACCTTCTTTGTCAAGACGCTTGATTACTGAATCAACATTGTCAAGAGAATCCAAAGTACCACCATCAGCAACGTTACCGTTGGTTTCGATTTGGTGGAATAAACCTTTAGAACCGCTAAGGTTAGCAGCGCTTAAACCTGCTCCAGTACCTTGAAGGTAATCACCAGCAGCAGAACCAGCTTCAGCAGGAACAGCCTCAATCATAGCAGTCTCAAGATAATCCTCGAAACGTAGACGAGTTTCATGCTCAGACTTGATATACCAAAGATATCCGGTAGCACCGTTTTCAGTAGTTACTTCAATCCAACCGATTTGAGCCATATCAGAACCAGAAACAGCATATTTCTCTTTCAAGATGATAGGCTTATTCTCGTAAATATTGTCCTCAGCATCAACTGAAATCAAATCAGAAGCGTCAGTTCCTTTGTTGTACTCAGAACCATATACAAATACAGTAACTGTATCAGTAGCAGCAAAAGATTGACCAGCAGCTTCGTAGTAAGCCACATCAAAAGTGTTAGCACTTGTGCTTACAGCTGTAATGATAGCTTTATTAGAACCAGCGTTAGTCTGTGTGTCGTTATCTGAAATCATAACAGTCTGTCCAACTTTCAATGGAAGCTTTCCAGCAGCAGGAGCTCCAGCATCACTTACAGTGATAGTAGCAGTATCATCACCAGCAGCTCCGTCAGAAGCACAGTTGATATACTTAATGTGTAAACGTCCCTGCTCAGCCCATTTAATAAGGTCAGAGTTAGAAGGCATCTCAGCACCTACCATTCTAAGGAATGAAGATACAGAGCGGTTTCCGTAGCGCTCAAATTCTTTTTCCATTAAATCTGGAAGGTATTGTTGAGCGAATGTAAAGTCATCATTACCAAGATAGTTAGTGCTTAAAGCAACTCTCTCAGCTGATGGCTGTAATGCCGTACTAGTCGGCGTAATAGTAAAAGCCATTTTTTAAATGTTTTAGTGTTTATGTTATTTTTTATTACTCTTTATTTTGAGTCCTCTACCACTACTATCATCCAAAGCTCTAACGCTAAATCCTGACTTGCTCATATCCTGAGGAGCTTGTCTAACACCCATGTCAATGTTTTTTGCTTTTTTAGTAACATCGTCAATAGCATTAGCCTGGCCCTGCTCATAGAAAAATTTTGCGAACTTATCAGGGTTCATTGCTACAGCAATAGATTTGTGGTATCCAGTAGCATCCGATATCATACCGTTATTATCTAAAAATTTAGAAATAAAGTTATTAATATCTGACTGAGTTTCCTTAATCTCTTTGGCATCGCCAGGTGAGTAAACAAAACTTTGGTCTCCAACTTTGAAATCAAAACCTTTGAAATCATTGGAAAATACCTCGTCTGTTTTCTTCTGAAAATACTCAGAGCGCTTAAGGGTTTCCTCATTGATACTCTTGGACTCCTGGATATATTTCTTGTAAGCCTCGTAGTCGTTCTTTTCATCTTCAGAAACAAGGCCTCCGCTTGACTCAAGAGGGACCTTATATGTTTCCTTCAACTCATTGAAGTACTTCTTGGCTTTTGCAAGCTCTCTTTTTTTGGCTATCTGTTTCTGCTTGATGTCCTTCTCATCATCAACATCTTCATCGTATGCAAACTTTTCGTTTAACAAATAATTGATGTCTTCTCTGTCAAGGTCATCCTCAGTAGCAGAATAGTAATCAGCCAAAATCTGGTCAGCATCCATGGAATCATAATCCTTGTTAAGGCTCATAAAATCTTGTATACCTCTACCAGTTTCTTTCTTGTACTTTAAGAAAGCTGACACATCCTCAGGAAGCTCTTCCGCTTCGGCTCTTGCCTCAAACAATTCCTCTACAGAATTAATCTCCCTATTGTATCTATCCTTAATATATGAAAGAACGTCTTTTTCTGTGAACTCTTGCTCACTTTGCTCTACAGCCTGCTCTTCAGCAGCTTCTGTAGTGTTCTCGACTTCCGAGTTTGGCGTGTTTTCACTTCCGACTTCGGCAGCCTGTAATTCTTCTTCATGTTTGTTAAGAAGTTCTTGCTCAACTTCTTGAACAGATTTTGATTCTAAGGTGTCATCAAGCACCTTTACTTTCATTTCTGACATTTGATTTAATTTTTATGCAAAGTTAATTAAAAAAATATACTCTTATCGTGGCTCGAACTCTGCTAAATCGAACCCGTCTAAACTGTCCTCGTTTGACTCAAAACTCATCGGAGGTAAATTGTTTTTTCTTTGGTCTATAAGCTTAGATTGCTGAGTATTTTGCTGGCTAATTCTTTCAGATTTAGCTTTTTCTTTATTGTCCTCTCTTGTTTTTAGAGATTCAACCTCAATTCCTTTAAGCCTCATATTCATATCAAACTCAAGCTGCATCAACTGTGACTTTAATTCAGCCTCATTTCTTAGCTTCTCAATATCAAAAGCTACCTCAGCTTGCTTAAGCTCTATCTTAGTACGCTTCTCAGCTTCAATCTTAGCAAGTGCATTTTGCGCTGCCATTGATTGTGATTGCTGATTTATCTGAGCCTGAGTCTGTTGCTGCATCATTTGCTTTTGAACGTCCTGCTCTTCTTTCTTTTTACGTTTTAATTTAAGAAGCTGGTTTGCAACCTTAAGGTTTTTGACTTCTCGAATATCAATTGCATCCTCAAGATATATCTGGTCTCGTGATAAAGCTGTTTGTATATTAGCTTCAAGCTGTCTTTTTTCTTCCTCATCAGGAGAAAGCTCAATGAATATTCCGAAGTCGTATAGATACAGGTCTTTAGTTTCCTCTATAGTACCTACATTGTACTTACCAATCTGCATAGCAAACTCTTCCTTAAACTCTGAATACTCAAGTATATCAGCTATTCTACAAGATAATCCTTCAGCTAAAGCCTTGGTTATCTGTAAGCTTGCGTCAAGTATATGCTTGGTTGCTGTGTTAGAGTTAGCGGCTGCAAGTTTCTGAAGTCCCACAAGAGCGTTAGCATCAGGCTTACTTCCGTCACGAGCTTCATTTAATCCTGTTACATCACGAAGCATGTTCAGATAATGATTATAACTTCCAATAAGGCTCGATATTTTTGCTTGACCTGAATTACTTGTAAGCTGCTGGATAGGAACTCTTGCGTTATTAAAATCACCATCTTGCGTATAGCTTCTACCAATAACAGAACCTGTCTGGAAATATAGTCTCAGCGCATCCTCTGGATTGTATACACCTCCATTACCGAGGTCTACCTCACTCAACCCATCAGCATCAATGAATATACCATCAGGTACAACTTTAGATATGACCTGTTGAAGCTTAAGGTGTGTAATCTGAATAAGGTCAGCAAACGTAATCATACGTCTAACCAATGACTCAATAACACCCTTATACATTCTTGGAGCGTTTACAACGTATGGAGAAGAAACATGCTGAGATGCAGACTTAGGTCTAACCATATTCTTTGCCATCTCCCATTTAAGCATGATGTTAGTTCCCATAACCATCACTCCTTCATACCATACCTCAATCTTTTTTTCGATTCTCTCAAATCTACCCTCTTCCATCATTTCCTCTGGAGGATTGAATGAGTCATCTTTCTCTACAACACGCTCACCTCCGTTGTCAAGAAACTTCTTTTTATACACAAAAGATTTATCAGTCTTATAACTAAAATACAAAAGTGTTGCGGTATCTCTATTAAACATAGAGTTTTCATAGAACCTTGATACATTGTAGTAATCATACCAGCTCTGACTATACTTCGATATTTTATCTAAATCCTCATTGCTTAATGAAGGGTCTATTTTTCTTAGCTCTGTAATAGGAACAGTTTTAATCTCACCCCAATAGAAACAATCTCTAAAGTTTGTGTCCTCAGTATAGCTATGAACTAAATTAGCAGGGTCAACATAATCAACTTTAACTCCAGCGCCAGGGAGAAAGCTATGCTTTACAGCCCCTATACCTATCGTTGTAATATCGTAATTAACTCGCTTCTTTATTTCATCATAATGATTTTCTTCAAGAACAGTATTGATTGCTTGCTCTTGCGCAATCTCAATAGCTGGTTTATATTTGAGCTGCATATGAAGCGCAAGCTCTTCTGTTGTTTCAGGTATATCCTCTTGAGGGGTATCGAAAGCGTTAATCCCAAAGTCTCTATCCATCTGCTCAAGGAAATCCCTTGATACCATATCAGTCTCAATCATGTCCTGATATGCAATTCTTTTTTCAGCAGACATAGCGTCTTGTGCGTAAGTATTGATAGAAAATAATCTATCAGACATCCCGTTTACAACTATGTCTACAAACTTTGGTATAATTGGTATTGGTGTCCAATCGAGGTTTAAATATGATAAATCCCCATCAATAGCCAATTCATTTTTATATTTTGAAACAGACTGTTCTCCACGAGAATAAAGTCTTAATCTATGAAAATCATCTAACTGTCTATAGAATTTACAATCGCCTCCGCCTTTTCTGAACCACTCATATTGTATCGCTTGCCCAACTTGCAATCCAAATTCCATTGTTTCCTTTTGGGAATCGCTGACAAATTGGTCTGGAAACGACACGCTGTTTATTGATACGGTTACTTCTTTCATGTTATTATTTGGCTGTAAGTTCCCTTATTATTATATCTTGCAAATTTAATGTTTATTTTTGACTGTGTTTTCTGCGGAGTATATCTATTCTTTTGATTTGCCATAATAGCTAACCCAGAGCTGATGGCCGCATCAAACTTAGTCCTGTTGTTTATATCAAATTTTGCCCAATCCTCAAGTGTTCTTGTAAAATACATAGCACCCATATCACCAGCATCTCTGTAATCACCATTAACATCTATGCCTACATACTTTTCTATATATGATTCAATAGCTGATGCGTGTGATTGCTTAACATCTTCAGATGAGTTTGGTATACCTCCTATTTCTTTTTCTGTTTTAGAAAGTTTATTGTATTGTTTATCGGGTCTATTCATTGCAAATCCCCTGTACCCTCTATTTTTTAAATGATACAATAACCTTGGTTTATTGTTCTCTACAAGTATAGGCATTCCATAAAAAATACAAGCCATAAGAACTTCCTCAAAAAATATCTCTGCTGTCTGAGGTCTTGCGATATACTCCAGGAAAAACTCATTGCTTGGAGCATCATCCATATTAAACTTAGTTAGACCATGCAAAGCTCCGTTAGAACCCCTTCCAACTGTAGTTCCTGATATATCATACGAGTCACAGCCAAACGAGCCTATGTGCTCATTACCAGGATACTTAGCTCCATTTTTTAATACAACTCTATTCTGAAGCCCCTTACTTGGAATCCATGAAACTAAAAACCTACCCCTTGCATCTGGAGTCCATATAACCTGCGAGTCCTCAACTCCATCTTTCCAATGGAACGAGCCCTTGGTTAGATACTTCTCTTTTATGATGCTGTCATTGTAATCTATTTGCTGATATATTTTTGTTAGATTAAATATAGATGATTTAGTTTCATCTCTAAACGCATGCGATTCAGTTCTTGGGAACTGACGATAAAATTCATTCAAAGCATCAGGGTCATTCTTTAAACTCTCTACCTCATTATCCCAATAGTCTATAGCCCCCTGGTCTATATAATCCCCGTAAGAATCAATAACCTCATTAGAAGGAGTTCTAAGAACAGGCATTCCGTATCTATCTATAAAGCCTTCCATGTTCCACTCCATTGGTATAAATAAGCTATACATTCCGCTTTTTGTTTGACCATTGGAGTTTCGCTTAGTTATATCTGAATCATAATACAACTTCTTGAAGTTATCTCCTCCCTTATCTAAAGCATTTGATGTAGAGCCCATCATACATTTACCTATAATTCTTCGGCCAAGTCTTAGACACGTCTTTGTTACTCGCCAATTATTTAAAATGTTATCTGGCTTATCCCATTTACCGCTCTCATCGTGTACAAGAAGCAATAACTTCTCACCATCATAAGAGTTATCTCCTGTATTCTTCCAGTCAATAGTGGTGTCTAATCCCTCAAATACTATATCAGATACAGTATTCATATTTTTTTTTGTAATCTTAGATGCAGGAACACGATAAGCAAGTTCTGTTTTTGGCTTATCCATACCGTCCTGTATGGGTTTGAAAAAGAACGGGTAATTGTTTGATATAGGCACTACCTTATCTGTAAACATTTTTTTAGCATCGCTACCTGTCTTAGATAGTATGCCAACTCGCGCATCTTTTGCGAGTGTTCCTGTATTTACACATTCAGACGATGACATAAAAGAAAATCCTGAACGACGTATTTTTAAATACACCATCCCAAACGACCTGTCATCTGCCTTACACGCTTCCCAATATAAAAAGAATATTCTGTTAGCTTCACGAAACTCTGGATTACCTACATCAATCTTAGTCCACTGAAGATACATGTAGTGAGTTCCCGTTATGTACGTTGGCTTTCCGTTATTCATGAACCATAGGCCATCGTCTCTTCTGTTGAACTCCTCCTCTATATAGTCTACCCATTTATCCTTAAACTCCTGAGAAGACTCGTGCCACTGAAATATGCTTGATATTATTTTTAACTCCTTAGGGTATTCCTGTACCTCCCAATACTGATTGCTATTTTCCCTCGACCTTGATAAAACCTTTCTTGGTTTTTTAGGGATTGCTATTCTTAATCCGTTTACAGAAACAACGCTATCTATAGTTCCGTTTTTAGATATAACAACCATATCATATTTACTGTCATATCCGTACTTCCATGACTTAGCCTTATTCTTGTTTGTTACAACAGTCTTAGGCACATAGTCAGTCAGCTCTTCGTATAGTTTATTTTGAACGTCTTTCTGCAAATCCTGTTAGCTTAGTTTCTTTTTTCTCTGTACTCTTGCCCTCAAGCATGTTTCTTTCATTCTCAATCCTTGAAAGTATTTCAAAGGCATCGAATATAGCAAGCTTCTTTGTGGCAGCTGCATTTTTTAATCTATCGGCTGCAAGCTCTGGAGATAAATTATCAAAGTCTTTTTTAATAATACCTTCCTGAGCAACTTTAACAAGCTCCTTAACAGCCATCTCTCCGGCTTTTATGATGTCTTCTTTTAGCTTTTTAGTGTCCATTTATAAGTACCGATATATCCTTAACTCTCATCCTGTAAACCTTCTCTCCATCTACATCAAACTCATATTCGCTGTAAGGAGTAAAACATACCAAGTCACCTTGATTAACACCTAACTTTTGAAGCTGTGTATTGTTGTATCTTATCTTTCCTACTAAGTGTTTATACCTGTAAGTAGTGAGCTCATCATCATTGTCAATAGGTGTAACAAAACAGAAATCACCTATAGTGTTCCATTTGTCTCCGTCATGATACATATAAAACTGATTGTCTTCTAAAAAAAACGTGTTGTCTTTTAAAAAACTAAATCCGCTTTTTTCTCTTCCTTTCATGTCATAGTAAAACTTAAACACATTGTGATGGACAACAAGTTTATGGCCTGGTTTTATAGGCCCATCATATCCTGAAGGACACGCTATAACTTTTGCGAATCTATTTGATGCGGTATGGTCTTCCTGTGAAGTGCTTGTTATAAAATCAATATCACCTATCTTTTTCACATTATCATACCGTCTGCCACCAACAGGCTCAACGATAAAATAAAATGGTGACTTCATTCGAAATTGATATTATACTCTATAGATACAGGCATATTAACATTGAATTCTTTCCAGAGATAAATCTCGCCATCTCTTTCAATCCAAACCTTTATACTGCTTTTGTCTTTATCCTGCTGAATAAGATGTATTGTGTGGCTGTCATTAAGAATACTTTGCCCAACAATATAGTGCATAGCCCCCGACTTGTAATCAGGACCTATGGATATTTTTCTGATATCCATTTTATTAAATTTTAAATACCTACTTTGTATATGTTAATAGAAGCAGACGGGACATTGCTCCAACCACCCAAAAGAGTGTGCGTATATAAACCACCTTCGTCTACGCCTGAGCTATCTCTCATGATTTCATATGTAAGCACAGTTCCTGCTGTTTCTATTGTTAGGGGAACTATTACCTCATAAGGAAACATAATTCCTGTTCCGGATAAGTCAACAGCTTTTGTTACACCAATCTGAGAGCTATCTAATAAAACTCTCCACGCTGTAACAGAAACACCTCCTGAGGAGCCCTGTCTTTCAAAGTTTGCAAACCCGTTAATCAAATACAAACCCGTCTGATTAAAAGTAATCGTTCCATCAGCTGCAAGCATAACAGGGTCACTACCTGTATTCTGAGCTGCACCAAATTCAACCTGCAAAGCAGAATCAGTTCCAGAAGGTTCCTGATTAGATGTTGAGTATCCGCTAAGAACATTAGTTACAGCTAAATCAAAAGTAGTCTTCACATAAGATGCTATGTTAGAAAACTCAAATGTTTTAGTTGAGTCTAAATCACTTACATCAGTTCCTATTACATAATCAACACCCTGAGGGGTTACTGACGGATACGTTGTTTGGTTACTTATCTTTGACATTATTCTTTGTCTTCTTTCTTGGTAATTTCTCCTGTTCTAATGTCTATAAGAATATTATCGCCGTACTTTTTTATAAGCTCATCCTCTAGGGTTTTAAACTCAACCTGCAAAGCTGATAGGTTATGAAGTGCCTGGTGCTTTTGAATTTCAATGTTAGCTATCATCTCTTTTATTTCAGCAAGTTCTGAGTTTGTTTTTGTAATTTGTTCTAATTCTGATTTTTCTATTTTTTTCATTGTATTAAATTTTAAACAAAGATAATCATTTTTTCTTTCCCTTCTCCCAAGTTCTTCCCACAAAGTAAGCACCGTAAACGGTAATCAGCAATGTCTGGAAGATTGGAATGTATTCTTTTTGTACTTTAAATTCACCTATGTTACCATCTGTAAAAGCGAACAGCGTAAACATCACCGTTAGGAATACAAGAACAAGAGGACGAATGTTCTTTGACAAGAACGAGTCCGACTGCATATCGTACTTCCAACGCTCCGTTACTTGGTCCTGCGCTTCCTTGTCAGCCTGCTCTAACAGCTCCTGAAGCTTTTGCTTGGCTTCTAAGCGTTCTTCTTCACTTGTGTGGAGGTTGTCTATTACTTTGCCAATATCCTTCAGTAAACCGCCTGTAATCGCTTGTATTATCTTTTTCATCAGTATGTCCACATTACACCCTGTGATTTGTCAGGGTCTATGTCAGCGTGTAT